ATGCTATATGTGATATTAATTGCTGCAATCGTCATATTCTGGTTGATCGCCGTGGATAGACCCGTGTTAAAAGTGAGTTTTGATGACGGCCACTTGAGCAAGGTAAAAGGGCATATACCTCCATCTTTTAAACATAACTTACAAGATATTGGCGAACATGACCCATTTACTGGTGAACTCAAAGTGTACAACCAACGCTCCGGAATGAGGCTGGTCTTTTCTAAAGACGTACCAAAGAAAGTTCAACAACGAATTCGAAATGTTTTTCCTCATCAAGGTTTCAAAGCCAATAAAGGCAAGAAACAAGCTTAGCCGACATATCAATTACTTATCTACGTTAAACGGGACGCAAAATTGCGTCCCGTTTTAGCATTTGACGCATAAAAAATTACAATCAGTCCATTTATCAAAAATGGATTTACGAATGCGATACGTTGTCACTTTATTTTTATTATTGTTACCCACAACATCAACATTGGCCGATGATTCAGAAACAAATCCAGTGGCTAAGAAAATTAAATCGACGCTACAAAAGAAAGTCGATAAGCAGTTCGACCAATATGATGGTTATTGCGATTTAATGATTGAAATGGAACATAAAGGAAGAGTAGCAATAGTAAAACGAGTTACTGGAAGCGGAGATACAAAAGTTTGCCGCTTTGCTCGTTCAAACTTAAAAATCGGTAAGCGATATCGTTACAAACATCCTGAAAAATATATCCGCATACATATAACAACTGGTTCGTGAACCTTCAGCTTACAGTAAGCAAGACCGAGTTATCGCAAATCAATTGGTTTTCTATAATCCGTAGATAGCAGATAAAAGCAGTATGGAAAGGAATTTCAAAAAAGTTTGATGGGCTTGGTTTCAATGGCTTGTGCCGGATTTGCTGTAGTGTTTACAAGCCCATTAGAACCACTACATCAGTGCGCATTATGGGCGCTTATGTTGAATGCGATTGCATATGCGTATCCTATAAAATGTCTCTCTTTTGAGGGACAATTCAATGAAGTATCACGAAATGACTAAAAACTATATTTTTCGTGAATTTGAATGTGGTTTAACCGTCGAAGAAGCTGCTAAACTTTGTTTAAAAACTGTGAGAACGGTCAAAGAATGGGATAAGGGAAAATCGATTCCTCCAGAGTGTAAACGCTTGATGAGGATGAATAAGGGTAGGGAATTAAGCTCTTGTGACGAATGGGAAAACTTCGTAATGAGGCATGATCGGTTAGAGCTTCCAACAGGACAGCTGGTTACTGCGCAGCAAGTATTAATTGGGGTTGCACTCTTAGAACTAGGGGCTTCAAATGACATTAAGATTGCTCACAAAATCCTCAAGTATGCACGCTCTCTAAAGAAAATAGTTTAAAAATAATTAAAAAGGCTCCAGAAGGAGCCTTTTTAGAAAGTGTTGTTTACTCATCATTATAATTCCCATTTATGTTTGAAATACAGGCGAATGTTGTCTAATTCATGTTCTATTCTTGTGTAAAGGTAACCGTCATCAAACAACTCCTCAATTCTGTAAGGCGTGTTTGGAATTAATGTGTCGATTGGGGTGTTATGCATGGAACTATGTATGCTCTTAGAACAGAAAAGAATGTATTCTTTGAGGTATTTTCGGTAAGAAAGAATACACTCAGGCAAATCTTCATCCGAGCCAAAATCAGAAATCATTACGTGTTCCACTTTACTGCGAAATTCAAAGTAAGCACTATCAATTCGGCTAGTAGATAATTCACGGCGCATATCTCTTAGTGTTAGCCTCGCAACCTGAGAGTTGCCCGAGTTTGCTAACGCTATAGCATCTTGGTATGCCCAAAGAATAATGGGTGCCTTGTTTCTTGAAAAATCCTCAATTTTACGATGAATGGCTTTTAAGTTCTGATAAGCCTCTCTATCACCATCGAATTGTTCATGGTGAGTTATCTGTTTTTTCCACGAGTTGTACGCGCTATATGCAAAAGTGAGACCCAAAACAGTCGCAATGCTAGACAATATGGAAGACAAATCTTTTAATAGAGTCCAATTCCCATATGTAAGCGTTGGATTGTTGACCTGAGTACCTGCGTAAAAAAGGCAAATCCCTGTAAAAAAAAGAAGACAGTATCGAATGTTATTCATGTATTTGACCTAGCTAACAATAGCTATTACTTGAAAGCATGACAAAACAATACCTTAACATAAAACACTTCTAAACTTTTGCCTTTAAATTCACTGATGCCACTTTGGGTAAGGGAGTGATGTTTTTAGCCGTTCTATGATCAACCTAAGAGTTGTGAAAGTTCATCAAGGTTAATATGACTCTTCACACATACACAAGGAGGCTTGTAATGCCGTTATATTATGTAAATAAAAGAGCTCAGACTAATGGAGATCACGAAGTTCACAGCGATAGTTGTATTTACCTATCTCAAATTAAGGATAAAGAGTTTTTAGGTATCTTCGAAAACTGTGTTGGAGCAGTTGCAAAGGCGAAATTATCCTATAGCCGAGCAAATGGATGCGCATATTGCAGTGGGGCCTGCCACACAAGCTAAAGTAACCCTAAAAAACGATAAAAAGCTACAAATAAAGCTTTTTATCGTTAACGCAGCATCGTATTTACTAAATTTGTAGAGACTCTGGCCAGACAAAATATGGACCGAAACGTTTACTGTATTTAAACTCACCACCTGAGGATTTACCTTCATCGGTTAATGAGTGCTTTCCGTCATCTAACGTTAAGTATCCTTTATTAACACACAAGCTGAGAAACTCATCTGTTTTAAGTTTGTGCTTTTTAGCTAACTTAGAGGAGCTGAGTTTAATTAGTTCATTATCTGTAACAGGCTTTTCAGTAAGTTCCGTATCTAAATTAGCAGCTTGAACTTTCTCTAACGAGATTCTAACTTCATCACTAATACGAATGATACGTTGAGCTTCCTCGTACGAATCTTTGTAGACATTGGGGTCTTCGTCACGGTCAATGAAGATACCCATTTCATTATTGTTTACTTGGCTAAACTCATAGAGGTTTAAACTTGTAATGATACAAGCACTTTCATTCATGTAGCACTTTGCATGGAGGTTTTTGCAAAAACTGGTACGCACAAAGGAGAGACCTTTTAGCCAGTTAATCTCATCAGGTTGTAGTTCGCTTTTGCCATAAACAATTCGAATGTCTATCTTTAATCGGTCTTTGTCTTCCAAAAGCTCTCGAATACGATCATTAAGCTTAAGAAATGGGCTGATGAGGATTAGCCTTTCAGAAGCGTTCTTTATCAGTTCTTCGAGGTAGTAGTTTGTTGCACTTGTATTTAAAAACTTAGCCATTTCATATCCTTGACATATAAAACCTAGCGCGCATAGGCTACGACTAAGAAAATACTGAATCAAGTAGCAAAGATAAAAAACGCGTGGTCAAATGCCGCGCGTTGCGAATCACTCTTGAACAGTTAGTCAAGCGATCTTTTCAAAACCTGTTGTTCGTAAGTAGTCCCAGTAGTTTTGATGTATTGAAATACTTACTTGTCGTAGTTGTTCAATGTCAGCTCCCTCAGCTAACTTGATGATCACACTATTATTTTCAACGACAGCACTTTCAACAATATCTAGCTGATTAAAATCATCAGCGAAAGCAGCTACATACATTTGGTAATCTTCTGGTTCCGGCATAAACGGACACTGTGCATTCACATCATCTTCAGTAATTTCTTTCAAACCTAATCTATATTTCATTATTACTCCTTAATTACCTAAAGGTCATCTAACGCTTGTTATACGACTATTAGTTTCCTGTTATGCGCACATTGTGCAGTTTCCTTGCAATATGCTCAACAGATGGCTTCATAGTTTCAATAAGATAAATTAATTGCATAAGTGTTTTGTTATTTATTATAGCCTAAGCAAGATTTAATCGAACCGTTGAAGCATGGTGGAATTTACCCCCGTAATACAGATTCGGGGGTTTGACCTCCCGCCGCACGTCGCGCAATCGTCCTAGCCCGTCCTCACTTGCTCCGCGCGTCCGTCGGAGAAAACCCAGAAAAGAAGAATAAGCATTGCTCGACACTCGCAAAGCTTTGATGTTGTGAGTATGCAGCGTTCCGGTAGGTTAACGCGCCTTTGGTGTGGATAGTCTCTGCAAGGCTGGTCTAGCAGGAAGGAGGGCGGCAGCATCCAAATAGCTTTGGGCTGCTAACCGCGCCGATTAAGTGATGAGGCTAGGTTTTGCTATGGTGGGCGGCTTGGTGCCTCGTCGTCGCTCCGCAACTCCTTATCCCTGCGGGGCTGGCACCTTGCCTTTAATTGAAGTAGTCGACCAGTTTGCCTAGGAGGTATCTCGCAAGGTCATACACGATCACCACAATGACGGCGTTCACTATCGAGAGATGATCAAACAGCTCGATGATTTCAACCAGCTGCCCATGCGTTACGTATTCATTCATTAGGTTTCGTCTCCACTAAACAAACCGCCAACAGGTTTGAGTTCAATATCTTGCTCCTGCCGTTGTGCATATTGCTCATACGGCGAACACGTGACATAGAAGTTGGATGCGCCGCGAGACAGCTGGACGAGGCAATCGTCCAGATATTCCATCTTGACGCCCAACTTATTTAGGAATCCGTCATCGAGGTAAGTCACACCGCGCGGTGTGACAACCTCAAAATGCACGTTGACGTGTATCGAGGTGGCTTTGTGCCAACGTTCCACCGCAGAGACATAGATACTCTCTGAGTTCGCCAGTGGGAACCAAGCCGGAACGGTGCCTACGTCATGATAAGACTCATTCCCGCAACCAGAACCCGTACAGCCAGAACCACTAGAACCCATGACAGAACCAGACGAACCACTTTGACCAGGACGTGCTTGACCTTGCGAAGTCGAAACGCCACTTTGCTGCGAAGTTTGATGAAGCTGCGTTCCTTCCGCAGTTGTCGTCTCAGAATCAGAAACCATACCAATAAGCGCATAAACTAAGTACCCAAATGAAAGCACGACCAGTGCCATAGCTGCTAAGAATTTCGGGTTAAGAAAGATGTTCTTTCCAAGCCCCGACTTGGTGATTTGCCCCGTGACGGTCGAGGCGTAGAGTAGGTGGACATCAAGCGGCACCTTGAGGTTATAAACCACATCGTCTTTGCTTGGTTTGGTGACCGTTCGAGTCGGGTCATGTTCCAAGATGCGTGGTTTACGGTTAGAAAAGAAGATCCCATCTTTCCCCTTATGTTGCTTGGCCAACTCCGCAACACCTTTTAACTCTTTCGGGATTTGAGCAAAGTCAGGCGTGAGCAACACAATGTCCCAGTTGTAGTGCCGGTGCTCCATAAAGGCGTTGTTAAAGTTCTCTGGATAGATGATGCGTCCTTGCTCATCAAAGCGTGTGCGTTGGCAATCGTCTATCTCGCCATTGTCCAAACTGGATGTATCAATCGTTAGCCAACGAGAGTGAAACAGCTCAGAGAATCCCTCCGGTAAGTGAGGCTCAAAGTCAGTGAAAGGGCGCTTGTGTATGTTCGCCATTTTAAAACCTGCATTGACCGAGAAGATTTGCTGACACTCATCAATGAGGATGAACGCCCCAATAGGCGCCCAACAGAAAAAGTATTTCCAAAGCTCGAAGCCTTCAGGATTGCGAGAGCTAATGCGAATGAGCCGAGCCGTATCAGGAAACTTTTCACCAAGGCGTTGTTCAATCACTTCAAGTGGCTGCATGCCATGAATGTTCGTAATGCAAATTCGACCTTCACGCAGTGCAGGCAGTAAGTCAAACCACACGGCGCAAGCCGATTTGTAAGAGCCACCGTGACCGTATCGAAATGAAGTAGCCATTCAATCACCAGTTAAAGAAACGCATAACTAAAGACGTAGCGAACGCATCAAAGATGACACGTAGCCCAGAGGTGACGCCGTATTCGGTCAAGATATAACGGACGTCAGAGGGAAGCGCATTAAAGCGGTCTTCGACAAGCGTATAGACGCCATATTCTTCGAGCAGCAGCTGCGCAATCTTGAGTGCGATTTGTATCGAGGCAATCTTGATATCGAGCCATACCGAGATAAGCCACATCGCGCCGTATTCAAACGCGTTCTTTATCCATTCAATCGCCACATCAAAGAAGTCGAGAAAGGTTTGCCCAATGTTGGCAATAAACTCTAATGCCGAGTAGATGTATTCCATGTTATTTACTCCGATTACCAAACAGAACCCAAAGGGCGATTAAGGCACAAATGAACAGCACGACAGGGCGCACATAACCCGACACCGCATCAAAACGCTGTAGTCCTGATTCAACGGTTGCGCCTTTGATGTTAAAAGACTTGTCGCTTAATGTGCCGTTGTTGAAGTTGGTGCCGATAGTGATTAAGCCTTTGATGTCGTCCACATAGCCTTGGATGGATTCGGCTTTTTCATCTATCGTGGTTTGCAGGTTGGCAAAGTCTTCTGCCGTAAATATTTCGCCAGTGATAGCGGTGCCCGTAGGTGTGCCAAACTCTGAGCCAGTCAATAGACCCTCAATCGCATTTAAGCTGCTATCGAGTTCGCCCATTGAATCACCAAGCCCTTTTAAATCGTTACGAATACCAATGGTCGCGTTGGTATTGTTGTTCACCGCCGTAGTGATATCGCCGTTGGCCTGTTGGATGAGTGCCTTGGTGTTGTTATAAATCTTGTTGTCATTGATTTGCTGCTCTTGAATGGCTTGGGTGTTATCGACCAAAGAGCCTTTCACATCAATCACCGCGTTGGTGATGTCAGCGTGTGACTGGTTGATATCGACGTTAAGATCATGAATGCCTTTGTTCACATCCACGTTAAGCCCTTTAATAGCAGAAAGGACTGCCGTATCTGTCGATTCATCCGTGTCAGGGTCTTCTACATCCGGTTTATCATCAACGACACCGGGATTAACCGTGTTGGTTGAATCGTCGGGTAGGACACTTGGGTCTTCAATCTCTTCGGTTGGGTCATCGGGGTCATGGGTTGGATCTTCTGGCGTATCCGGTGGAATGATGGGTTCATCAGGCCCATTCACACCCCAGAAAAGTGTGCCACCGTCACACTGACGTCCAGTGTAAGCAAAGCGCAGAGAGCATTGAGAGTCGGGCGTGTACTGTCCATCAGGAACGCCAGTACAAATAATGGTGGATTCGTTCTTAGTCACTTCACATCGAGTGGCACCATAGTCACCGTAACAAGCGCCCGTCACCAATTCGCCGTATATGGCAGGGTGCCAGTACAATTTCACCGTATCGCCAATGGACTGTTTGAACTGACAAGCATCCATGCATGAGCCATCAGGATTCTCTCCATACTCACAAGCAGGAACGATGGGTTCACACGACACGACGTACTCGTCTTCTACCTTTTCATAGTCAGGCGGACATTGAGCCGAATTTTGAAAGAATCCAGCAGCACGATAAAGAGGCCAAGAAGGACTGGTCGTGTGACACATGATATCTACAACGTATTTACCATGCCTCAAATAACAGGACTTAGTAGAAAAATCCTTGTAGTTAACAAATTTATTCTCATAACAAGAGACATAAGAGGCAGGGTTAACTCTCATACCCAATAGCAACTTACAATCGGGATAAGCTGAAACGTCTGAAACCTTATAGGTTGGTTGAGCCGCGCTTGCATTAAGTGATAAGAACAAGCACGAAAACAAAAGTAAAAAGAGTGACTTATTCACATTTGCACCATTAAAAAAGGGAGCCGAAGCTCCCTTATCCGTTGATTAGTGAGTATTGATGCCACTCACAAAGCCGTGGAGGAATGCCCCCGCAAAGGCAACACCTAGAACGATAGCGAGAACATCTCCAAGTAAGTTACCCGATAAAGGAGGCATAGAGGTGAGCCGTTAGCGGCGTAAGAAGCCAACAACCATGGTCACACCAAAGCCCAGTGCAGCCATACCAATCAGACCCGCCACAACCAGTGATACGTTAGCTTGACCACCGGATACCGCAGAGTTGATTGCGCCCGTGATATCGACTTCAGCGAACGCCGGAGAGACAGACGCGACCATAAGAGCAGCGCCAGCTGCGGTCTTTTTGTTTACTACTGCGTGTTTTACGTTATTTACAACAAGTTCTAGTTTTTTCATAAGATTTACCTTTTACTCATAAGGCGAACAACACGACCCACCCAGTGACCAACGACCATGTTGATCAAGAGCACGCCACTGACATACAGGAACAAGTCACCGTTGAAGAGGACTGGTTCCTTATATTCTTGGTAGTCCACCGCCGAAATCAGCACGTATTCTTGGCAATCCGCAACAGGCGTTTTCGTTGCTTTCAAATTGCCATACTGGTTAACGACGGTGACGCATACAGACATTTTTTAGCCTTGAACGGGTTTCATTGAAGCCTCGAAGTGCTTCTTAATGTCTTGGTCGACTGGAATAAGCTCAGTCACGATAGCGCCTGCCAATGGGTCTTCTGGGTTAATCTCCAAGCGCAATTGGTATTCACGGCGAGGAACGAGAGCGCCAGTGCGTTCAAGAAGCAGGGCATATTCATGGTCAATCATCAAAGGTTGATCCCATTGGGGATTCACATCACCGGATTCACCGATAGTGCGGCGTTTGAATTTCTCTGAGTTGATTTCACGTAGAGGTCGTGACACGTTCAGTTGAGCACTGTCACCACGTGCTGAGTTCCAAGTGATATCCATGCCAAGTACAAAAACGGATTTAGCCATTTGTTAAGTCTCCAATATGTGAGTCACCAACTTGCCGTAGGTATCGGGGAAGGTGAATTTGGTTCCATCACGGACGAGTGAGCCGACAACGGTTTCAATGTCGCCCTCATGGAATTCGATTAAAGAGTTCAGAATTTTCCCGTACTGGCGACGCATCCAGTGCGCAGAGGCCAACAGGTCTAACGCCGCGCGTTTCGTCGGGACAGGTTTGGTATTGAATTTCTTTGCAGTAGAAATTGACGCAGCAAAATCATTGAGCGCGGCATACGCGCCAGCCGGATTCAGCAACACATCAACATTCCATTTTTTAAGCTCGACTTCGGAGCGGTACCAGACAAGACCCGTGTTCGCGAGTTTCTGCTCAAGAGCCTTGTTGTAGATACGCCAGTAAATGCGCGAGGTACGAGAACCAATCGAGTATTGTTCTTTGGTGTAAATCGGTTTGCCATCTTTGCCGATACTGGCAATGGTCATGTCTTCATGAAGCACCGGACCACGACCACGTTCAGCGGTTCTGAAACAGTCGTCACGCCACGCCTTGTAAGCGTATTCGCAATCAAAAATCCCGTCGTAATCGTCATAGGCCAAATCAACACGCGCCAGAGTTTGCACACCAAGTACATTAGTCAGCCAGTCATGCAGCGACCACGCAGGACGACGGGCAAATACATGCTTGCATCCCGTTCCGTTGATTTGGAAATGCACCGTGTCATTGTTACCGCCGATACCAACGAAGCCGCAGAAGTCCTCACCATCTGGCGAAGTCAGTTTCATGGATTCGGTGTAAAACTGGAAACCCAAACCGCGAGGCGCAGACAGCGACAAACCAAGCACTTGATTGGTGAAGATACGTAAGCAGTCTTCCAAGTAATTGCGATAGCAGATATCAAACGCTTTGTTGTACGCATCAATCTCGTCGGAAGTCTGAGCGACCGTCGGATTAAACGCAGGTGGAGCAGGGAACTTAGGCGCACGGCAGTGACGCTGTAACAGTCCGGATTTGGCAAAGCCTTTGTATTCCTCATGCTTGTGCAATCGACGAACCGCATCATGACAATGACGTAAGTCTTTCACAGCAAACGTAAAACACAGGTAATCAATATGAACGCTTTGCTCATCGAAACTTTTAAGGATGTTAGTTGCGGTAGTCATCGAACACCCCCATATTGATACGTTGTTCAACGGTCGTGTTGGTGATGGACACCAACTCATAAGAAGCGAACTGAGACGAAGCCCAAGACTCAAGATGAGACATGGATTTAAGTAAATCCCATTCGTCGCAACCTTTGACCAACACAGAAACCGTGTAGTCAGGCAGCAAGTCGTAATAGATGATTTGAGCTTCGTTCATGGATTAAGCCTCTGAACTAGGCTTAGTGACGCTGTCACAATTTTGATTGTTTTGGTTTTCAATCTGTGAGTTAACGGCGTGAATTAATCGACGAGTCATTTCACAATCAGCCAGTGCACGGTGCGCCGTTAAGTCAGACACATCAACATTCTGTTGAGCGCAAGCGTTGGAAAGTGATTGCCACTTGTAATCTTCATGGTGTTCATTCCAAACACCAAAGAACTCTGCATACCAAAGCATTGCGCACTGAGGAACACAGAACTTGAAAAACAAATCGTGAACGGATTGGACGTAAGCAGCGTTACAGTGCTTATCCAAAGATTGGATAATTAAGCGCGTATCAAAATCTGAGTTGTAGATGATGATTGGGCGACCGTTAAGAAGCGGAAGAAAATGGTTTGAGAAGACTAAGTGAAAGTCGGGTGCATCCTTAACGTCTTCATCGGTGATGCCATGAATAGCCGTTGCGTCAGCAGGAATCGAACATGTAGGTTTAACAAGTTCGTTCACGATAACTTTGCCAGTGTGAGCACAGATAGCAGTGAACTCAACAATTTCTGCGTCAGCGCCTAAGCCAGTAGTTTCTGTATCGATAATGATCGCATTTTCAGTAGAAAGTTTTTTCATTGCAACACCTTGACTAGTTGAGAGAGCGACCGCCAAAGCCTAGCGCGAAAGCGTCAAGGGCAAACGCCCAAAGCTAAGGCGGTCTGATACAGTAAATTCTGTAGTGATTAAATACAGATATTTCTGTACCGTCAACACAGCAAAATCTGTACTAAAAGACTAAAATCAGTCCAATAGCGTGATTAGAGGAAAAGCAGAAATGTACACAAACAAGCTCATTGATGCTTACAAAGAGCAAATGAACTACATTCAATACAAGCAGATTGCTCATGACCTAGGTGTAAGCCCTCAAATGCTCACAGAAGTAAGAAAAGGTCGAAGTTATCTCAATGAAAATCAGATACTTATGCTTGCTGAAACTATTGGTGAAGACAAAGAAAAGGCTCTGATTGGCTTAGCGATGGATAAAGCAAAAACGCACGAAGCGCAGACACTGTGGCAGAACATAGGAAAAAAGTTTAACGGACTTGGATTATCAAGCATTTCAATGGCTTGTGCTGGATTAGCCTTAGTGATTGCAAGTCCTAAAGAATCACTATATCAGTGCGCATTATGTATATTATGTTAA